TGATTTAGCTCTTGTTTTCTTACGTGATGCTTTATATTGTGGGAAAAGCTCTTTGCGCCAGTTTCCACCAGCATCTGAACATAGTACAACTTCACCGTATTCTTTGCCAAACCTTTTTCTATACATTCGAATAGAATTAAGTATCATATGGCGAATTACATTCTCATCAATTGCTAGTTTTTGTACCATAATATTGGCAATAGCAATTCCATTATAATCAATAATAATCATTTAGCGCTCCTTTGACACTATTATAGCACGGTTATAAAGGAATGTAAACAGTTAAATTTAATTATTTTTATGTTGGTAATGTAACAACTCCGCCTGCTATAAGGAATGCTCTGTTCTTCATATGCTGCTCTTGTAACTCTTCTTTAGATCCGCCATAGTAATCTACCGCGTGCCCTTCATCAATCAACACTTTTGTTACGAGGCGTCCATCAGCGAGTTTAAAATCACCTAACACACGACCAAACTTGCCACGCTCATCTTCTCCTGATCGATCTTTAGTTGTAACTAATATACAATCTTCTTGAATAAGTTCTTTCAAGCGTGCTGCAGCTGCTTTACCAAATATTTTTTCTATTGGATCACTTGTTCTACTTTCAGGTGTGTCAATACCCATAATTCGAACTCTTTCCTTTTTTAACCATATGCCAAACCCTAGATCAATATCTACGTCTACGGTATCACCGTCTACAACTCTATCTAGTTCTGCTCTATATTCATACATTTCTTATACTCCAAAAGATTCGCCGCACCCACATTGGGCTTTGGCATTGGGATTTATTACTTTAAGGTAGGATCCACCTAATTCTTCGACATAGTCTATAGTACAACCAAATACAAACATCTCAGCCATTGGATCTAACCATAGGTTATCGACTGTTGGTTTTTGATCTGTTGTACCCCATTCATACTGAAAGCCAGAACATCCACCACCTTTTACAGATAGTGATACATTTGGATCGCCTACTTTTTGCATATAGGCTTTTGCATTTTCTGTTAATTCTAATATTATCATTTTAATCCAGCTACGTGCTTTCCATGGATTTTGCATCCAATAAAATTATTATAATATTCATCACTTAACAAAACATTACGATCAAACTGCTCTCGTGCTTCTAGGTAACCCATGATACCTTTCTTAGCGCACAAATATAGTATCTCTCTTAGAAATCTTTCGGCATTTGAGATTTCAACTAACTGCTGAAGTTCCTCATTTGAACCGTAATAACTCTTCCAGTTAGATTCTACAATCTGTGTTCTGCGTCTTGTCTTACCCTTTAAAGGTTTGAGCTTACGCGTATTCCAGAATAGTTTCTTACCAATGTATTTTCTATTAGTATTCAAATCGGTTACAAGATAGACAAATCCCATGTATTCTTTTGGGGCTTCATCATATAATTTATTTTCATAATACCACATGCTACTATTTATACGTCATCTATTCGTATATTTCATCTTCCTTATCTAGAAGTACAGGTCTCGTTGCTGTACCACATTGTGGGCAAAATTCTGGCTCTTCTCTTGATACTATGTGGCATTCTGCATCACATACATCACATTCTACAATATAAGTATCCATTAAAAGTCAATCTCACATGCACCACCTTGGCAGGCAACAGCACCAATAGTATCTACGTCAGTATATTTCTTTTCAGTAAGATCATCTGTCCATACAATTGGTACAAAGTTTTTATTAATCTTTTCCCATTTATGTAATAGATGAGAATCTTTTAAGCAATACTCAGCCATCTTCATATCAGACTTAAGATAGTTGTCTGCAAAATTATTAAACCTGCGAATCCAATCGCGCTTAATACTATTAGCTGAATTATCCAATGAGATATCGTCACCGTAACCTTGAGCAGTTGCACAAGCAGTCCATAAGTTATTAAAAGCACTAAGAGCGTCAACCACAAGCCCGCTAGCAAATATAGCACTTGTTCCATATTTCTTTACCATTTCTTTTGCTGATATTACACTTGTATTCGGCGCTTGATTGAAGTCTTTATCTCCAGTCATAGAAAGAAATGATATTCCAGCAAATGAATGTCTATTCTTATATACATATTGTTCTACTTCATGCCAATCATCTACGAGTATTGTATTAGATACATTATGTCGTACGCCTTTATCAGCACATAATTCTATATTTGTTCCGGCATTTACCCAATGTTGTTGCACAAGTTTAACCTTTTCAAGATGGTCAACACCAATCAGATCCTCTTTTACATAAGAACCTTTCTTTGGAATGATAGGAAACGACACAACAACATCACTGTTTGTTGCAGACCATACACTATCTTCGACCATATAAGGATTTGCTTTTTGTATTGCCTGAGTTACCTCAGAATCTTTTGTCATTTGTACATTTCGTATGTACATTTGAGAATGTTCTGCGTGTATTCCAGATGCGGTTTGTAACAGAACACTTGCATTACCAGATGGTTTAACACAAGTAGTACGAGCTGCTGCATTAATACCGAGTAGTGCTGCAACTTCTTTATTAATTTCTTTAACTATCTTAGCGCCTTTTTCAAGGACTTTTTTATCAAATAATACATCTGGATTATTCATCCAACCTGTAATAGAAACACCGATGAGTGCTTCACGATCAAAGATCTTTTTACTTGTATCTGATAGGAATTTAAAATCTGTATAGCCAGCTTGCATTGTACCAAGAATAGATCCGGCTCTACATGCTTTATAGAAGTCTTCTTCTGTATGACACATGCCGCCATTGATCTCAGTGAGGTTACAACCTTGCCAACCAGACTTACCTTTGATTTGTGGATACATACCAATCTCAACACATGGATTAGTTGTATGCTCAGTACTTTCAACGAAAACAAAACCTGGTTCGCCAAATTCACGTACTGATTGCATAATATGACCGAACTGTTCTTTAGTTGTTTTGTCTCTTACAATGACTGCACTGTTGTTTGATCTACCACGTTGTGGATTATCTACAAACCAATTGCCAGTCTTTGCTGTCATCATTTCTTCGTCAGTAGGCGAAAATAAACATATAGTAGCAGAACGGCGCACGCCCCCAGAAAGGACTGCGTCAGCAGCATGCATGCAAATGTCATATACATTAATAGGGCGTAAAGCTGTTGGATTTTCATTGGTTAATACTATGTCCTGTAATAAGTGTTCTATTTTATCGAGAGCTAGTCTTAATCCTTCTGGACCAGGTGCTTTAAATCCACCTGATATCTTTGCACCTTTTGGTCGTATGAGACTTAAATCAAAGTAAATCCTTCGACCTGCATAATCTGGGCATTTACCACCACCTACAAAATATGATGACATAAGAACATCAACAGCAGTTGCCCAACCTTCGATTGAATCTTCTACGATATGACTCTTAGGTTGTTTTGTACGTAGTGTAACTTTAGGGAGTTTTTTAACGTGATGTGCCTGTACAGAGAAACCAGCACCAGCACCACATAATAACATATAGAATATTTCACCAAAGAACTCTGCACGATCTGCATATGTAGATGTACAGTTATACATTCTCATCTGATGTTTTAAGATTTGATCTCCGCCAAACTGCAAAGCACGCTGAGCACCAAGAACTCTTTGTTCTTTATATGCCTGACGTGCTTCATCAATATACATCTGAAGTCCATTATCGCCTTCATTCTGTTCGGCGTAATATCCTTCGTGCATTCCTATGACTCGGTCAACGGCCTCATCCCATGTTTCGTAACGTTCAAGTTCATCATTAAATCGTGAATATCCATCGTAAAATTTAGCTTCTGACAAAAGCTTTCGTGTGTCAACATTGGGTGTTGCCATTACATTTTCCTAACTATGTTTGTTATTACTATTATATATCACTGTTAGGATTTTGTAAACAGCTAATTGTGTATCTTTTGGGATACTTTCATAATAAAAATAAGTTTATTTTTCTTTTATTTCTGGTACCGGAGGTTCAAGTGATTGTTCATAATATAGTATGATATCTTTCTGTTGTAGTATATATCTACGCATATCTGCTATGTCCATCGCAAGGTTCTCATAACCCTGAGGTGACACAGCTATGAATGCTAAGAGACCTTCATCTTCTTTAAACTTAACCATGAATTCATCTAGGTTCTTTTCAGATACAACATACCATTTTACATCTGATAATACCAGTTGTTTAGGTCTCGCCTGTATTGGAATATTGTTTTTTATAACCGAAGTGTTTGTAACAACTATCGGTTCAGGGCTTCGCCCCAGACACCCTGTCAGGGTCAGTGTCAGCCCTAAGGCCATCAAGTAAACGTACCACCGCATTATTTATTCTTCCTTCTAGTCCATATGGATCTTCAATTGCGCTTTTCATAAGATTTACTTTTGCAAACTTAGCTTGTAATGTATCACTATAGGCTTCTGCAACCTGTAATCTTTTTGATAAAGCTTTATTTAATTCTTGGGATTGATTTTGACTTGCAAGCATTGATGCTATTGTTGCATCTTTAGTTTCATTTGCTACTAAAAGCTTAGCGTTATTTTCACGTAGTGTTGCTATTCTTACTTGACTGTCTATATAATATGCATATCCACCGTAACCAACTCCACCGATAATACCCATTATCAGTAGAAATATATAAATTTTTAACATGTTATACCTTTGCTGCTAAATCTTTATCAGCGCCACCCCATGTGCCTTTAGATTTAGTTGTGAATGAGTTAACCCTTGCAAAGGCCCACTGTTGTGGCGTTGTACCTGGTCTGTGACCAGTCTTCCAAGCGGCCATACCTCTATTATAAACTTTACGAAGAATACCGATAGGCATACCAGACTTCTCAGCCTTAGCTGCTAGGCCCTTCTTTTCTTCTTCTGTAATATAAGCTTTAAATTTTAGCATTAGTCGTCTCCGAACATTTTTTTAAATTTTTTAGTGTGTATGCTAGGCTTTGTCTTCGCTGATTTATCACCTGGTGCGGGTTTATACGCAGCAGGATTATCATCAGCCATTTTAGATTGTTTCTTAAACTGTGCATCTCTTTTATTTTTAGTAGATTTTTCTAATCCTTTATGATAAACTGCAGGCTGTGAACCTTTACGATCTGCAATATCAGAATCTTGTTTAGCTTCTGTGTAATTTCTAAATCGTTTTAGCATAACTGGTTGTTTATCTTTTCTTCTTCGTCGATCAGTTACATTAATTGTTTTTAATCTTCGGGCCATGTTTGGTGCCATATCAACGCCGCCTTGACCGATAGCATTACCAGGTACTTCTTCTTCTACCTTTTTTTCTGGTACACAGTTAGGGACTTGTCTGTTACCCTTTTTCTTCATTCCAACCTGTTTGTATCCTGTCCAGCATGCTTCAGCTGCTATAACTCTTTTAGCTGTAGCTGTAGCAATAGCCATTTTTCTACTCATATCCATTCCAGGATTATCACGTTCCATAGCTTTAGCTATTTCTTCTCGTTTTTTCTTTTCAGCTGCAGTCAATGTCCGTTCATTTTTCATAGCTTTACCTTCGGTTTAATTGTACCACTAGTAAATTTGTCCACCGATATTTGATTAGCTTTTATTGGCCCTATGTGTAAAACTTCGCCTTTTCGAGCTGCTGGTGTTTTATTTACTATAAAAAGAATATCTTTGCCTGACATATATTTAGCCACTGTTCTTTTAAATGGCATTTCAACTTTGCTATTCCATTGTCTTGAATATTGTCTATGTTTCATAATAGCTGCCATCTGGCCAGTAGTGATACCAGTGTCTTCATTATTATCTGCAGCTAATTTTTCTTTTACAACTTTAGCTTTCAAGGCAAGACCAGCTGACTGTATTTGTCCAAGAGGCATAGTACCTCCCACTTTAAAGTTTTTAATAAAACCTTCTTTATCTAAATCCACAGATTTAATTTCATATTTTCCGCCAGCTGCCATCATATCGAATGGTGCGTTTCCTCCAGATAGATATCCTTCATCTAATAAAACATATAATAGTACTTCTGCTGGGACTATACCTTTTACAATATAGTCGCGTAAATTCTCAAAACCTCTTGGAGATATTCTTTTTAAGTTATTAATTGAATTATTTAATTTTTTAGTTGTAGGCTTTCCTTTAATAGTTATACCGGC